CTTTTCAGGCACTTTAATCGCCTGGGTTAACTTTGGGTGAATCATTGCTTTAGATGTTCTTCGATAAATTTGGTGATGTCGGCGATGGTGTCGAACTTCGCGCTGAAGATGTCGGCATCTGGGAATGTTACATTGTACTCGTTTTCAAACGCGATAATCAAATCAACTTGATCGATGCTGTCGGCTCCAAGGTCTTCTTGAAGTTTGGTTTCGCTTGATAACTCTTCAGGTTTAACGCCGAACATTTCGGCCACCTCTTTCATCACGGTTTTGTTAATTTCTTCTGTGTTCATAATCTTTGTTTTTAGGGTTTAAAATTTATTCCCACGTTAGGGAAAAATATTTTCCTAGTTAGGGCGTAAAAATTCCCTAACTAGGGAATGTTTGTTAATTCGTGATTGTATGGATGCTTGCACCAAGGTGCAGCACCGTTTCAAACAGGGTGGAGTTGCACACCGTCTTGTAGCAGACGTGGGTACCTTTGCAGCACCATTCGCCGTATTTGTCTTTTACCAAATTCGGGCATTTCTTAACGATCGGAATCATGCTGTCGGGGTTTTGGTGGTTCGGGTTCTGCAACTGTTCGCCAATAGACATTTGGCGAAGGGTGTAGTACCCACGGATCAGAACCGCTTGTGCGTTCTCTGAATATTTGATAAAAGGAATCAAAATAATAAAAGCCATAGAACATCCACATTTCCATTTTTTTGATTCCAACTACATGCGACGATATACTGGTCTTTCTCTGTGGGTAGGCAGTCAAGACTGCAATGCCAGGGCCAGCCGTGTTTCTTGTCGTGAAGGGCATCGGCTGATGCAAGCTGTGCTTTGAAAAGACCTTCTTTGTTTACGGTCAGCGCAGCTGAAACTCTATCCCATTGACCGATGGATGTGCTGCAGACATCTTGCACATAATTCTCCAATTCGCTTTCGCTCTGCACTCCCTCGTTATCTTCAAGTTCATGCACTACTGTCAATTTGTATTTCGCCATAATTTCAGCCGTTATAATGTTTTGAAAATCTTGGACGTGAGACATATCGCCACCAGACATCTTTATCAATCCTTATCATGGTACCAGGACCAACGAATGCCATCTCCCCATCTGCAACTTCTGTTAAACAGACGCAACGAAAACGCTTTGGCTTGCCGTTGTCTTCGGCTAACTCTTTGTCGATAAATAGTAGAACTTGTTCGTCTTTATTAGGCAATGTAGTTGTTGAACAATGCCAGCAAAACCTTAATTCAAGTGCTTGGTCTTGTAGGTCTTCTAATTTTCTGCGAAGATTCTCTGTGTTGCTTCGTTGATGTAGTATATCCTCGATGTCGCTTTTAATCTTATCTTGCAGAACGTCAAGCATTTCTTTCAGGCGGTCGCGAATTTTGTCGATTCTGTCAATAGCCTGGGCGCAGGCAAAGATGGCGATAAAGCAAAATAGCATGGCAATCGAAAGTTTGGGATCATTCTCTTTAATCCCCATCAGCATGACGACAACTGCGCCAACTGAAAATACAAATAATGTTTGTTTCATAAGTTGTTATTTATAATTAAAATACTTCTTCACATCTACACCGATCTTGGTGGCTGCCTGACATATCAGTCCGGCGTTCAGGATAGGGTTGGCGTGTACCTCTGCGTGGCACTCGCTACACAGCACCATCAGGTTACGATCGTCGAGCTCGCCTTCAGGATAGCGGTTCCACGGAATGATGTGATGGATTTGTGTTTTGCAATACTTTTCGATAGGTTTGCCGCACAACTCACACACCTGACCTCGCTGCATGACCAGCTTCGATTTCAACTCTGCCATCTCATTACGGTGGCGCGGCTGATGCTTCTCTTTCTGCTTCAAGGCACAATGGTGTGTGATATATAACCGCCAGTCGCCCCATCGCCACACCCATTTTCTCTTAGTGGGTGTGGTATGGGGGGGGGTATGATTTTGTAATTTCTTGCATAAATCTTTGGGATTGTAGTGTTATTTGTTGATAGCTTTTTCGGCTGCATTGTAGAGAATTAATCCGGTCAACAACATCTGAACCGGATCGACCTTGCAGGCTGCAGACTCGTTGCGCTTTACAGGCTTCAGGTTGCCCATGCCATCGTTGCTTTCTTGCAACTTTACACAGCCGAAACAATATGGCCAGAGTGGATTGGGCGACAGGTGAATCAGCGGTTGCGGAATCATGTGGCCTGCTCCATCATCAATGGCGCGCTTTACATAGTAGTCGAACTGCTGCACAACAGGGCTGTAGTTGCCAAAACCTTGCTTTACCGGAATTACTATCTGCTTCGGGTCGAAGCCTTCGTCGAACACCCATTGCGATAGTGCGTTGACAACGGTTGCAGCATTGTATGGATCGTAGCCGTAGCTTCCGAAATACAAGCCTGCGTCGTACAGCTTCTTGATGCGATTTATGGGCCAAGATGGTTCGAAGGTCTTACCTGGCACAATGGTGATGTAACCGCCATCAGCCCATTGGTACAACAGTTCGCGGATTGGGCTTTGGTTGGCTGCTTCTTCGCTGATGTAAACATCCATATCGCCAAAGAAGTCGCCTGTGCGGGTATTGTATGCCAGGAATGCGTCGCCGTTCAGGTCGTCACCCTTGCTAAAGTCCATACCTGTGAAGACTATCCAACCGCGATCTTCTGTGCATTCGTCGATGCGGGTGGGGCCTGCTTCGCCGTTTAGCATATTCCATGAGCCTTGGATGTCGCGTATCTCTTCAGGCTTAATCCAGTCGCGCGTGGTGTTCGATGCATAGACGTTGAACAGTTTACTGAACAGCTCGCCGCGCGTCATCTTGCCGTTGCGCATGTCCGTGATACTGTCTTCGTAGAACTGATGTTGGCATGTGATGCCCAACATGGGATTGATCTTTCGGCGAATGTCCTTGCTAGTCAAAAGCAGCTCTTCGTCGTACTTCTCCCAATCATCGGGTTCAAGCAGCAGACACAGTTGGCGGTCGTCGCTCAATGTGGGTGTCTCTTCGCCTGTGTCGTACTTCAGTTCACGCAGCAGCGATTTGTGCAGTCCGTTCAGCATGTCGATGAATGGGCCGCTGCTGATGGTTCCGGCTGTGGTGGTGCCGAAGGTCAATCCTTCGCGACGCGGGCCCATCGAAGAACGCATCACGTTAACCAGATTCATCATGTCCGATTTTCCGTTGGTGTATGGGCTGCTGCCCAACTCATCCCAATTTACAAGTTCGGCAAATGGGCCATCCTTGGTTTTGCCACCAGCCGTTAGCGGCATGATCATCGCGTTGCGAACCGATTGATATTGCGGTTTCCATCTGATTTGCTTCTTGGTCATGTCGAAACGGTGATGGGTGTCGATACCTTTCAGCATAAACGTGGTGCGGTCGAACAGAATGCGACTCTGAAACTCGGCATTGGCACAGCAGTATATTTCGCTATTATAATCGCCAAGTAGAAAAAAGACTTCCTGAAGGAATGCGCTTAAACCTGTTTTATCGGTTTTTCGTGGGCCATAAAACACAAAATAGTTGCACAGTCGGCGAAAGTCCTCGATTATACCGTCTTCGCGTTCGCGCTCTGTATCTAACATTTCGCGGGTGTCGGCTTTTACTTGCGTATCGAACCAATGGTAGAATCCGAAAACACTAGCCAGAACACACACCTGGAATGGTTGCCATCGATACACATGCGCGCGGTCGGTACCTGGGCATGGTGTTCCGCCTGATACATAGTGCATGCGGCCATATTCGTCGGGTTCCCAATTACCTTCGCGCAAAGATATTATCTGTTGCACCCGGCCTGCATCAAAGTCGTAGGTTCTTAGAAGCCGTAAGAATTTTACGGCTCCAAGAATCTCATATCCGTTGTGCATATCGGGGTTATACATAATCCCAATGAAGTAGTCATAAAGCCTTGGATCAATGTCGTTCAACGCTCGCAATGCATGTTCGTCGAGTCGCTTTGTCATTATTCTGTGGGCTTGTTGCTTCTCTTCTTGTGTCATAGCGTTTAATCGTTAAGTAACATCGGCATCATCAGGATGGTGACTTGCGTGTTTTCTTCGCGTTCGGTTTCTGGTACCAACAGAACGGCTGTTGATGCGTCCTTCATCTGGATAATTACCTTTGAGTTTTCGATGTAGCCCAGAGCCTTGGCCAAGGTGCTACCCTTCAAACCGATGGTGAGTGGTGCAGAACTGGCGAAGTCAACACTAATCTTGTCGCTTGCGCCTTCGCTAAAGTCGAAGTCGTTGCCTGTAACAGTTAGTATGTCTGAATCGAAGTGTAGCGACAGCAGCATCGTGGTGTCGGTCGTAAATGGCAGGGTGCGCTTGATTGCGCGCAATAGCGCAGCCTTATCAGCACAGGCTTCGATGCAGTTGTCTGATGGTATAACTGAATTATACTTTGGATAGGCTGCATCTACAAGTCGGAATGTCATGCGATAGCGATATGTCTCAACCTGGCATTTGTCTTCGCTGAAGCGCAGACTGATGTTGCCTTCTTCCAGCGTGTCGGCTAATATCTTCGCAGCCTTCATCGATAGGATTGCAGATATTTTGGATTCTGAATCGATGCCTATTTTTCTCAGTCGGCTGCGCACCAACGAATGGCCATCGCTTGCAACGATGTCGAGTGCTTCATACTTCTGCACCGTACACATGTGGACACCACACATAGCGGGTCGAAGTTCGTTGCTTGCTACGCTCCACAAGCATCGCTTGATGGCTGCGCCTATGCGTTCTCCATCGATGTCGTCGAACTGCTGCACGATGGTGATGTCGTCGATCACCGGATATTCGTCGGCACTTTCAGCGAGGAAATGAATCTGGCCATCCTGATGCTCGATAGTGAACATGTAATCGCTTTCGGTGCAACAGGTGATGGTTAGCGGTTGGTTGCCCAGCTGTCGTGCTGCAGTCAGCAGTCGGCCTG